CCGGCCGGCGCACCGCCGCCTGCGCGTGCCGCCGCCGCGCCCTTCTCGTCGTCCGCCCCGAACCCCGGCTCCCCGTCCCACTTCCGGGTCTTGGTGTCAAAGAGGACCGGGTTCTCGCCGATGACCTGGTCGAACTCGTTGTACTCCTTGCGGGTCGAGCGGATGTAGCGGTCGCCGGCGCGCTTCGCCGCGGCGGTGATCCCGGCGACCTTCTCCCGACTCGCGCGGTCGGCCGCGCCCTCGCTCCTTTCGTGCGCCGCCTTCGCACCGGCCGCAGCCACCGCGTCCCCCTTCTGAATGCCGTAGCGGCGCTCCCACTCCGAGCGGTCGCGATCGAACTCCCGGTCGAGGGACTGCTGCTCGAGGCGTGCGCGCTCGCGCAACTCGGTGAACTTCTCCTCGGTGAGGATCTGGCGATTGGCGATCTGGTCGACGGCTTGCGCGCCGCCTTCCACCGCACCGGCGATGGCGTCGATCAACGGCATGTCAGGCTCCTCCGGGGCGGCCAGCGGGGGCGGCGGGCGGCGCGCCGGGGGCCATGCCCGCACCAGCGCCGCCGCCCGCAGCCGGCTGCTCCCCGCCCCCCTGGTTCGTGGTCATCGACTCGTACATCGCGAGCGCCTGCTCCCCGGCCTGGTCGAGACCGGCCTTCGCCTGCTGCGGATCGATCACCCCGATGTCGACGCCGATCGCGACGACCCGCTCGAGCACCTCGCGGCCAGCGTCGAGCAGCGCGTCGTCGTTGAGCCGCTTGCCCTTGGCCTCGGCGTTGCGCGCCAGCGCGTGCATCAGCAACGCGGTCACGCGCGCGGCGTTCTCCATCGGATCGCCGCCGCCGGCGAGCGCCGAGACCGTGCGCTCGAGGCCCTCGTCGCTGTAGAGGTGCCCGCCCGCGGCCTTCATCAGCGTCGAGCGCTGGAGCTGCTCGACCTCCCCTGCCTCGCGACGCTCGGGCGCCGGGGCGGGCCCGCCGGCGGGCGCCGGGGCCTGTCCGCCGCCCTCGGCGCGGTTCATGCGATCGATGAGCCCGGCCATCTCAGGCGGTCCGCCCGTAGAACGCACCCGGCCAGAAGCGCTCGCGCTCGCGCTGCTCGAGGAGCCGGTCCATCCGCCGCCCCGCGGCGAAGCCCTTGGCCGCGCCGCCGGCGAAGCCTGCGATCATCTTCGACGTCTCCGGGTTGTTCTCCATCCACGAGAGCAGGCCGGTGCTGGTGCCGCCGACCTGCTCGCCGGCGGACATGCCGGTGATCGGCGCGGCCGGCTCGGTCATTGCGCTCTGGATGGCGGCGCCCGGCTCGGGGCCGGTCATGCTGTCACCGATCAGGCCGGTCGCGGCGCTTGCCGCTGCGCCGGCGACTGGCCCGCCGACCGCACCGATCGCGATCGGCGCCGCCGTCTTGAACAGGGTTCCGACGATGTCTCCGCTCGCCATCAGATCGCTCCTCTGTGCACGGTGCCCACCTGGGGCAGGCCGAGTCCCTCGTAGAGCCGCGCGGCCCGTTCGGGGTTGATGCCGGTCGACGAGACCATGAAGACGGCCTCCGCCTGCTGCTCGCGCGCCCACCGCAGGAACCGCCGCAGCAACCAGCCGCCGCTGCCGTCCTCCGCGTAGAAGAACAGCTCCGAGGCGGTGCGCGTGTGCCCGTACCACGGGGTGCCGATGCGCCCGAACAGCGCGCCGCCGACGTCGTCTGAGACCATCGAAAAGCACCCGCGGTGCACGATGTACTCCGCGAGCGTCCGGCGCGCCCGGGGCACGTCGAGGCGGGTGAACGCCGCGCGCTCCGCCGCCCGCAGGAGCAGTACCTCGAGCGCGTCGAGATCAGCGACGCGCGCGGGGCGGATCACCCTTCGGCGCCACCGCCGCCGCCACTGGCACCGGCACCGCCCCCGCTGGAGCGACCACCTCCGATGTCCGCCGCCCGCCAGTTGCCGGCGTTGCGCGGGGCCGCGGCCGGCGCCGCTGCCGCCGCGACGGCCGCCGGCACCTCGATCTCGAAGGTCGGCATGTCGTCGAACAGCGGATCCCAGTTCGGCGAGCTCTCCGCGAGGCCCTCCATGAACCGCATGTGCGCCGCCGCCCGGCGCTGCACGTCGATGAGCGCCTTGTTCTGCTGCTCGGGCGTCAACCCCTGGGTGCGGTTGATGGCGCCCATCTCGGCGATCACCATCTCCTGGATGCGCTGCGAGCCGCCGATGAGCGTCGACTCGAGCTTGTAGCGCTGGTCGCGGTCCATCCGCGAGAGCAGGTTGTCGTGCTCGACCCGGATGCGCTCGAGGATGTCCTGGTGCCCCTCGTCCTGCAGTTGGAGGTCCATCCGGTGACTGCGCACCATGTCGCCGGCGCGCGCGTGGGTGCCGGCGTCCTGCGAGGCGATCGGCAGCGCCCGGTCGAGGATCGCGTTCTGCGACGCCTCGGCGGCCATCGAGGAGTTGAGCAACCCGCGCGAGTTGGCGTAGCTGCGCCCCTGCGCCGCCGCGCGCTCCATCAGCGGACCGCCCTTGTCGAGGATCTTCGGAAGCTGCCCCTGCACCGTCTCGAGCTCCGGGTCGATGCTCTTCGGGCCGAGCGGGTCGTCCTTCACGGGGATCTTGATGAGGGGCTTCGCCACGGTCAGTCCTCCTCGGGCTCGTCGTGGGCGTCGGCGGCCAGTTCCTCGTCGACCCTGTCCTCAGCGTCCTGCTCGTAGGCCGCGAGGCGCGACTCGACACACGAGAGCTGCTTCGCCTGTTGCTCGAGCTGCTGGCGAGCGACGGCCAGTTCGCCGGCGTGGATCGCGCTGTCGGTCAGCGCCCGGTTGCGCTGCGCTTCGACGGCTTCGATCCGGGCGTTGAGCACGAACACCTCATGGGCGAGGCGCGCGGCGCGATCGGGCGTGTCGTTCATTTCTTCTGCGCATCTCGCGCCGCCGCCGCGTCCCGCGCCGCTCGATTCTTGTACTCCGGGCGGGCGCGGAGCGCGGACACCAGCCCGTCCGCATCTGCCGGCATCGTGGTGACGGCCGGGTCAGCCATGAGTGCGGCCTGCGCCTCGCTGGCCATGCGCTTGCGGCAGTTGTTGACCTTGCCGGCGACGGCCTTCTGCACCCAGTCGTCGATGTCGAGCAGATCGTGTTCGAGCGCCACCTGGTCGGCGTCGGAAATCTGTACGGTGATGGTCAGTGCCATTGTTGACTCCTATGCGAGCAGGCAGCCGGAGAAGAAGGTGTTGTTAGCCCCTAGATCCCACACGTCACCGGCCTCCCCCGTCCCCTTAAGTGTGACGGTAGCGGTATCGGCAGCATCCATGTCTGCAACTAGGGTAAATGTTACAACCTCGCGGTCCGCGTCCCAGTTCGCGGCGATGTCCTTGCGGAGCGTGTATGTCCGATTCGACGTGATAATGGCAAGCTCCAGAATGTCCGCTGCGGTCGTGATGCCGGACACGTCCACCATGACGGAAAGCAAATATTTCCCGGTGACCGAGGCCGTGAAGGTGTTGGATGCGACATCGGTGCCCTGGTCGAAGTGTTCCGTCCCGTCCCACAACAGCGTGTAGGTGGTTGTGTTGCCGGTGATGTTGGTCCGCGCAGCGTTCCCGACAAGGAACGCAGGCTGCAACGGCTGCGTGTTGCCGTCCGCCGTCCACTGATGCACCAGCGATCCGCCGGCGTACCGGCCGATTGTGTCGTCCGAGATCTCCTCGTCATAGGAGTCGTCGTCGTCGTCGATAGTGAGCCGACCACCGGCGAGGTCGTAGGCGCCGGTGAGCGTCGCCGCCTCGATCGCCGTCTCACCGGCGTTGACCCGAAGCGGCAGCAGGGCGTTACCGGAAAACGCGGGGAACAGATCGAAGGCGTCCTCGATGGCGTCGAACTCCGAGCGCATCGTCGCCGACGCTCCGGCGGAGCCCGTCGACGGTGCGCCGGTCGGCGTGTAGTAAGGGCTGCTCACCGCATCTGCCTCCTCGGAAGGTATCGGTACAGCGCGCCGGAGATCTCGAAGTCGTCGAAGTAGTCGGCGTTCGACCGGATGATGAAGGAGATGTTCTCCGCGTCGCCGTCGAGCTCGAACTCCTCGGGCGTGAGCTGGACCCCGTCCCAGTAGAACGAATCCCAGGTGAACGAGTCCCACCGCGCGGCGGACAAACCGACGTCGTGCGTCACGGCCATTGGCTGCGGGATGTCGCTCGACGTGTAGCCGAGCTCGTAGGCGAGGGTGAACTCCGCGTACCCGTCGCCCGCGACCTCGAGGATCCCGGAGCGGTAGCTCTTCTCGATCCGCGGGGACTTCGCGTGGTCGTAGTGCGTGATCTGGAACGCCTCGATCGCGTCCCCGTCGAAGCTGGTCCCCTTCTCCATCTGGTAGACCATGCCGTCGGTGCCACCCATGAGGATGACCTCGTTGCCCGACGAGTCCTCGCCGGACCACATGCAGTTCGGCGTGTGGCCGAGCAGCACGGTCATCGCGCCGATGACCCGCTCGCGCTCGTCGAACGTGAGGTAGAGCGCCGTCTTGTCGCTGAACAGCCACCGGACTTGGCCCTTGTCCCGGACGATCACCGAATCGACGACCGCCGCGCGGCGCGCGATGACCCACTTGTGGATGAGCCGGGTCAACGTCGCCTGCGTGAAGTTCCCGTGTCGGTCGGTCGCGCGGAGATTCTTCACGCCCTTGTCGTCGAGGTACGTCGTGAGGCCGGCCTGCGTGACGGAATACTCGCGCGCGCCGATCTGGTCGTGGATCCGGGACAGCACCCAGCCATCCGACACGTTGTTCCCGTACAGGATGTGGATGCTGTTGGCGGTGAAGATGGCGAACGCCCCGCCCTCGACCCCCTCGCCGGCCTCCTGCTGGAAGGCGGTGATGTCCGCGCCGACTGCGATCTCGCTCGCGCCGACGACCGGGCTCCACTGATACGGGAACCCCGGGGACGAGTGCTGCGCCGAGCCCGCGAACGCGAAGAACAAGTGATTTTTGTTGACCCCGACGTGCGTCGGCGTGTCGGTGTCCATCGTACTGTCGATGGGCGCGAAGACCGTTCCGTCGAACTCGTAACCGCGGTTGACCTTGTCGCAGCCGTAGGCCCGCTTCGTGCCGGCCTGCCCGCCGAAGTTGTGCAGCACCACCTCGTGCCGACCGCTCGCCGACATCGTGATCGCCGAGGAGTCCGCGGCGATGGTCGCGAGGTTGGTGCTCGCGCCGACGTCGAGGTTCTCGGCCTGGAAGGTGCCGGTCTGCGAGGCGAAGATGAGTCGCCCCGCGGCGGTACCGGCGGCCCAGGTCCCGGACTCGAGCACCACCCGGGTGACGGTCGCCGCCGCCCCGGAGCTCGCCCCGTCGATCGTGTCGCCTTCCGCGATCTCGGTCGTGCCGCCGGAGGTGAACGAGAGCTCGCGCCCCAGCGCCACCATCGTCCACCCGGACGCGCTCGACTTGTTGAGCCCCGACCGCGAGGTGCTGTCGCCGGCGATGGTGAAATCGTTGCTGGTGCTGCCGGCGATGTCGCAGTTCTCGGACTGGAACGTCCCGGTCTGGGTCGCGAAGTACAGCCGCCCGGTCGCGTCCCCGCCCGCCCAGCTCCCGCTTTCGAGCGCGATCCCGGTGAGCGTTGCGCTCGCGCTCGACGTGAGCCCCGAAATGGCATCCCCGACTGACGGCTCCGTGGTGCCGCCGGAGGTGAACGGCAGCTCGAGGATGTTGCGCCATGCGTACCGGACATCGGCCAGCATGAAGGCGCCGAGGACACTGCCCGAGCCGGGCGGCGCCGCGATGTCGTCGCGGTACTCGTCGGCCGCGAGGTTCTTGTACTGCGCGTGCAGCTTCGGCGTGCTCGCCCCGTCGATGACCGCGCCGGCGCTCGACGTGCCCTCGACGACCGCGCTCACCTCGAGATCCTCGCCGGCGGTGGCGAAGGTCCCGGAGATCTTGGTGATGACGAGATAGTCGTCGTCACCGACGTCCGTCACCACCGCCACGACGACGCCCGTCGCCGAGGAGTCGGCTCCGGTGACGGTGTCGCCGACGGAGAACTCCCCGGAGATCGTGACGTTGATCGTGGCGTAGGCCGCATCGGACGGCGCCGCCTGCCCGTCGAATCGCTCGTAGCCCTTGATGCGCCGGTAGCGCCCGTTGATCCCGACCTCGAAGTTCTGCGTCTCGCGCAGGGTGCCGGGGAGCGCGGCGAGCGGCGGCGTCTCGAGGTCGAGCCCGCCGACGAACGGCAGGTAGGCGAATTCCGGCTGCGGTAGGCGCAGCGCCGGCGCCCTCACACCAACGGCCCCGCAAGCCGCAGGCGCTCGAGTTGGTCCGCCTGCAGCGCGGCGCGCATCCGCCGGCCGCGGGCGCGCCCCCGGGCGTACACTTCGGGCGCGGGCTCCGAGAGCCCGTAATCCTCCATGACCTCGTAGACGATGAGGTTGTGGAACCGCGCCGGCATCTCCGGCGTGTCGCTGTCGTCGGACAACGTCTGCGCGGCCTTGTAGTAGTCGCCGGTCACCACGTAGACGCCGTCGGGCTGCGGGCCGATCACGATGTTGTCGGCCGGGTCGACGGAGATGTGCACCGGGTGGCCCGAGGTCTGGGTGCTGCGCCGGTAGATCGCCTTGAAGTGCTCCCACTCGATCCACGACATGAACGTCTCGCCGCCGACGCCGGTCGAGGAGAGGTAGATCTTGGGCGGGTCCTCGAGATCGTTGAGCCGCCAGCGGCCGAACCGCGAGATGAGGGCGGCGGCAGCGACGTCCGTGCACTCGCCGAAGGCGTAGTCGTCGTCGTCCTCGGTCGTGCTCACGGTGAACGTCGATCGCATCCAGCGCCAGTCCTGGTCGTTCTGGATCGAGGTCCAGGCGTCATCGACCCACGCGACGATGCGCGCGAGCTGCCCGACCTGACCGGCGACGGCCGACGGTCCGGTGCCGGTGATCCGGCACTCGCGCCGCGCCGCCTGGCACAGTTGGAGGTAGTTCACGACGAGGCCCGCTTCGGCTCAGGCGGCCTCGGCGAGGATCCCCTTGAGCCACGCCGCGCCGCGCGGGTCCGGGTCGTGGAGAACGTCGAACGGGTAGCGCAGGCCGGTGCGCTTCGGGTAGCGGACCTTGCGCACGCCGTCGTGATCGGTGTACTCCTCGTTGCGGTAGCCGACGGGCTTCGCCCGGGCGAGCACCTCGACGAACATGCGCGGCACGTCGTACTCCTCGCCGCGCACGAAGAAGTGCCGGCGCCCGTTGACCGCGACGTCGAACACCAGATCCGCGTCCTCGTCGGACGTGGTGCCGATCCGCACGCGGAGGATCTGCTTGTCGAACGCGAGCTTCTCGATCTTCTCCGCCATCCGCGGGTGGTCGACCGGCTGCGCGGCAGGCTCGATGAGGTTCGGCTCCTCTCTCCCGTCCCCGATGTCGCGGTCGAAGTGCGCGGTGCCGTCCTGCCCGATCTGCTCCTCCATCGCCGAGACGACGGGCGTTCGGATGTGCACCGGGTGGTGCTGCGCGTCGGTGCTCTGCCCGGGCGGCGCGGTCTGCAGCGTGATCACCGCCTCCTTGAGGCCGGAGATCCCCTCGAGGAGCGCGTCGATCTTCTCGCCCTGGTCGGTGAGAGCCTTCTCCTGCGCCTCGAGGCGCTTGGCCTGCTCCTCCATCTCCTCGGTACGCTGCGCGAGCTGGCGCTTGAGCTCGGCGTTGTCGGCTGCGGTCGGTCGGGGCATGGCGTTCGGTCTCCTTGCGAGTCAGGGGTTCCACCGGTCCGCGAGCCACGTGCTCATCTTGTGCTCGAACGGCACCGGCAAGAGGTGCTGGATGTTGTGGTCCCACCCGATGCCGGCGACATCGGCGTCGAGGTTCACCCCGACGATGAGCGCCTGCGCCCCGGGCAGGCCGGCGAGGCGCTCGATCAGGCGACGGTCCCTCACGCCGCCTCGCGGCCCTCCGCCGGCCGGGGCTTCGATTTGCGCGGGTCGAATCGCCCCTGCGGCTGCAGCGGCTCCATCCACGCGCGCACGAGGAACCCGCAGATCGTCGCGAGCGACGTGTGATGCTGGCCCCACGCGAAGCGCTCGTCGGCCTCGAGCTCGCGCAGCGTGCGGTGGAATCGCCGGAGGATCTGCCGGCGCTCGACATCGCGTACCAGCGACTCGATCCAGGTGATGGCCGAGATCCGCTCGCCTTCGGTGACCGGCTCGACCCAGTGCGGCCAGTGACACGGGTACACCACGCATGTCCCGGCCGCGCCGCGGATCTTGCTGTAGCCGCCGGCGGGGTTCTCGATGCACAGATCGCCCCCCTCGTAGGTCTCGGGGTGCGACAGGAAGATGGTGCACGCGATGTCGGTGCGCACCATCGTCGCCATGATGGCGGAGTCCCCGTGGCGCTGGTACGTGCCGCCGCCGGTGTAGCGGTTGAACTTCGGGCGCAGGATCTTCGCGACGAAGTGATCGTCGTGGATCGCCTTGCAACCGTTCAGGCGGGTGAGGATCCCGTCGAGCAGGGCCTCGGGGACGTCGCCGTCCTCGGACCTGAGCTCGAGGTTGTGCTTCACCGCGGCGGTTGCCTCCGGGCTCTTGGCCTGGCCCGCCTTCCAGTCGAGGCCCTTGATCGCGTTCACGATCTCCTGAGCGTCGGCCGGGGACATCAGTCGATAGCTGTCGACGTGCATGATGCCTCCATGAGTAGCGGCGGGGGCGAGCGTGCTGCCCGCCCCCGCGGCCGGTGGTGGTGGGTACTGCGGTGGTGGGTACTGCGGAGCCTTGCGGCTACTCGACTAGGTGCCCGGATCGACCAGCGTCCCGCCCGTGGCATTGTCGCCAACGTAGTTGTTGACCACCCCCTTGTTCATCTTGTCGATGGTGACAGGGGTGGCCGAGCAGTACGAGAAGTAGTTGGTCCGCACCAGAGCGAGGATCTCCGCCTCGGTCATGGCAGCAGCGAAGAACACCCCGACCCCGTCTTCGCCAGCATCCAGCGGCCCGAAGAAGTCGTTGTTGCGGATGACGGTGCCGTAAGACTTGTTGGCAGCCGCAGCGTTGTCGAGGAAGTCGATGCCGTAGCAGTCAGCATCCGCCGACTCCAGCTCGAACGTGCAGTCCTCGATGACGCTCTTGAGGAGACCGCCGACCCCGACCTGGATGTAGCTCGCTTGATTGGTGGTCGCGTCACCACCGAGGAAGCGACATCCCTTCACCACCATGCCAGTCGTGGCGTTGGTGGCGTCGTTCACCGCAAGCGACAGTACACCCGCAGCATCGACGGAGTTCTGGTTGAACCAGCAGTCCTTGAAGGTCAAGCCGGTGACCGCGGTGGTCTGCGACACCGCAACGGTGCGAATGGCGGTCGTTCCGCCAGCCACCATCAGGAACTCGACACCCTCGAAGACCACCCCGTCGACGTCCACGAGCACCAGATCGGCGCCATCGTCGGCGTCGTGTGTGATGATCGTGCTCGGCTTCCCGCCATACGGAGGGATGGCCGCCACGAACCGCTGATCGGCCTTCGGTGCCAGCGCTGCCGCCGACACGTCGACCGAATGCGTACCCGGCCCGAGGACGATGGTGTCACCCGCCGCCGAGCCGGTGATGGCTGCGGCGATGGTGGCGAGAGGCTCGTTCGGGTCGAGGCCCCCGCCCGTCGCGGAGTCGTTGCCCCCGGACGCTGCCACGTAGTACACGGACCCGAGCGGGTTGATGCCACCGGGCACGCTGTTACGCGCGCTCGTCCAGCTCAGCACCTCTGCCATCGATACCCCGTCCGCCGCGGTGGCGGGCTCGGGGAAGGTGGCGATGCCATCGGCACCGAACAGCGCACCCTCGATCGAATCGGGGCCGGCCGCGCCGATACGGTTGGCACGGTCGGCATCGGTCCCCGCTCCCCAGCACTCGAAGAACTGCATGTCGTTGCCGGCGGTGATGTAGGTCGTGCCGGAAGCGACGCGGACGTGGGTGCGACGCATGGTGCCCGTCGTGGTGGCCGTCAGAAGAACGCCGACGACCGGGCTGGCGTTGGTGCTCTCGATGAGGCAGTCTTCGATCAGGATTTGATCGGAAGTGGTTGCGTCCTCGATGACGCCAGTGCCGGAATCCGCCACCAGCCAGCAGTTGCGGATGCGGGCATGGTCCGCACCATTGAGCTGGATGACGCTCTGGTTCTGCGTGCCCCCGGAGCCTCCATCGTGATGAAAGACGAACCCGTCGATCAGCATGCGCAGAGGCGTGCTGGCCGTCACGATGACATCGGTCGTCTCGTAGTTGTTGGTGTCGTCGTCCCGATACTCGCAGTTGACGAGAGCGCAGTCGTCCCCGCTGATCTCGATGGGTCCGGTGAGCGCATCGATCCCCGCCACGAACAGCAGGTTCTCTACCCACACGTTGGCAGCGGCCAGCTTGAAGTCCGCCGTGACTGCCGTGGTGAAAGTGAAGGTCGGCCGGCGAGCGCCGTGGCCGAGACCGATCACCCTGACCCCGGACACGTCGATGTCGACCGCGCTGTCTGCCGCCAGGCTTTCGGCGTGCCCCGGCATGACGACGATCGTGTCGCCGGCGGCGCACAGGTTGACGCCCGCGTCGAGCGTCGCGAGCGGCTTCTCCTTGGTCTTGCCGGTGAAGGCGTCTGACCCGTTGTTCGAGTCGACGTAGTAGACCGTGCCCATGGTGAGCGCGACCGCGTTGTTGAGCGCCTGGAGCTCCTCGACGGTGAGGATGACGCCGTTGGCGTCGATGGTGGCGCTCGGGCCGAACCTCAGCGTGCCCAGTAGCTTGATGTTGGTGAACCATTCCCAGATACGGTGCATGGAAGTTACTCCTCTGTCTCGTTGGGCGGGGCCGGCGAACCGACCCCGCAGTTGTTGTCTGGAGGAACCTGTCCCCGGTCAGGGATCAGGAGGTCTGCGGACGGTGCGGCAGGGTCGCGATGTCGACGACCGTGTGCGTCATGCCCGTGGTGTTCCAGTTCGACGACCCGACGGTGAACGTGCCGGACAACGCCGCCGCCGCCAGGTGGATGACGTAGGCGATCGGGCAGTACACGTCGAGGTCGATCGGCGGGAACTCGGGCCCGAAACCGTCCTTGAAGGTGTCGGTGTCCGCGTCGAGCGCCACGACGTCGCCCTCGATGATCGCGATGTCGTCGTCGGCGTCGAGACACCAGACGACGACCCGGGCCTGGCTCGCGGTCAGCGTGATCGCCGCCCCGCTCACCGCCCCGGTGGTCGGCGTGGCGCCGCCCGAGATCTGCGCCTGCGAGTAGCTCTTCCCCGCGATGGCGTACTGGATGGTGGTGGAACCGGTCGAGTGGGTCGTTGCGGCACCCGAGATCCCGGTGAGCCCCGCCGTGACGAAGCAGGCGGTGATACCGCTCAGCCTTGGCTGCATGATGATGGTCCTCGTTGCGCGTGGAAGCGGGACCGGGGCACGAGGCCCCGGCCCTACGTCACGCCCCCGTCAGGGGTTGGGTTCGATCAGGTGAGCGCGGTGATGCCGCTCTCGAGCACCGCCATCCATCCGTCGTTCTGCACGAATGCGGCGGAGTAGAACTTCGCCCCGATGTAGCCGCGCTGCCCGAGCGGGTCGGACGAATCCTTCTGGCCCGGGCGGATGTCGGTGGTGTCGAAGCTCTGCTTCCCGCGCAGCGCGATGTCGCCCCATGCGTCCTGGGCGCACACGATGACGGGGTAGACGTCGATCGACGTGCCGGTGGTCGAGAACAGACCGGTTCCCGTGACCGAGGCGCCGGAGTCCGCGACCGATCCCAGCTCCGGGGAGCTGATGAACCGGAACTCGTCGACCGACCCGAGCTCGCGCGGGTGCACCGGCTTGCGCGTGCCGTACTCCGACACGTGCTTGAAGCCCGGCAGCTCCCGGATGTCGTGGATGCAGTCGGTGTGGTGGAAGACCAGCCACGCCGCCTCGACCGGTGCCGTCGAGTAGTTCGGCGACGGCGAGAGGATCCGGGTGATGTAGTCGGCCCGGTTGGTCTCGAGGCCGCGGGTGATGTTGCGCAGGACCAGCAGGCCGATGGCCTGGTCGACCGTCGTGCGCGAGGTGCCGCCGGCGTAGTACTTGTTGGTGCAGCCCTGCAACGCGCCGTAACGGATCATCTCGCGAACGAGACCCATGCGCTGGCCGCACTGCATCTTCATCTCCGAGGGAACGTCGTCCTCGTAGAGATCCGCGGTGCGGTCGGTGTACCCGTAGAGAGCCGAGTACTGGCGCAGGGTCACCGAGATGTCCTGCGGGGTGATGGTGTCGACGTCCGGAGTCACGCCCTCGGTGGTGAGGTGCGCGTTGGCCGTGACCACCCACTGGTTGATGGTCGTGGCGCTGGTCGTGGCGCCGCCGAACGGCAGCCACCGGCGGAAGATGATCGTCTCGCTCTGGTTCTTGCCGAAACGATGCTGCTTGCCGGTGATCCCCAGAACCTCGCGCGGAACGCTGTGCTTGAGGATGTCGCCTCGCAGCGCGCCGATCCGCGGATCGTTGGTGTCGTAGGAGTACATGGTCGGTCAGATCTCCGTTGGGAGACGCTCCGACGCGGTGTTCAGTCTTCCGCCTCGTAGCGCTCGATGAACGCTTGTTCGGCCGTCTTGCCGGTCGGCGCAGGCTGGCCCCTGCCCTTGGTGGGCGGAGCGGCGCGCGCGACACGCGGAGAGGGCCTCGGAGACTGTCGGCCAGCGGTAGCGGACAGTGCGGGCTTCGCGGTGCCGTCTCCGGCATCGCCGCCCTCGGGATCGCCCGGCGGGTCATCGCCGGGGGACTGGGACTGCTTGTAGGCGTCGAGTAGCGCGATCACGTCCTCGGCGGTGTCGCCGCGGAGGAGCTTGCCGCGCTCCGACCACCACTGCGGGTACTGCGTGACGAGCTCGGCGAGATACACCTTCGCCCCGTCGGGGTCGGACTCGTCGAGCTCCGCGAGCTTCGCGGTCTCGACCTGCGTCGGCCCACCGTCGTTCGCCCAGGCGAGGAACCCCTCGCTCTTGGTCGTGGTGCGCCAGTCGGGGTGCGCGCGCTGGACGTCGCGCGCCTCCATGAGCGTGGTGACCTCGGAGAGAACGCCGGCGCGGATCGCGTCGGGGTCCACGTTCGGGATCTTGCCCTCGACCTCGCGCACGGCCATGCGCACGAACTGCTCGGTGGCCTCGGCCCAGTCGGGAAACTCGGCCTTCATGGCCTCGTACTTCGCGGTGTCGTCCGCCGCCTCGCGGATCTGCTCGGGCGTCGGCTGGCGCGCCTGGCCGCCGGCGGTGCGCGTCTCTTGCAGTTGGCGCTCGAGTCGGTGGAAGTCGCCCTGCAGCGTGCGGAGCTGCCCGAGATCGCGCTTGGCCTCCTTCTCGAACGTCGAGAGCCGGTCGAACTCCGCACGCAGCGCCGGGTTCACGCCCTCCCACGGATCGGGCTCACCGCCGGACCCGTCGGTGGTGGTGTCGCCTGGCTGCTCGCCACCGTCGCCCCCGTCACCGGCATCCTTCTCGCCAGCGGCGGGAGCCTCGTCGCCTTCGCCCTCGTCGTCGCCGCCGGCGGCGTCCTGCTCCGCGCGGCGCGCTTCGAGTCGCGGCTCCGGGTCCGGGTCGCCCTCGTAGTGCTCGAGGAACGCGGCCTCTGCAGCGGCGTTCTTCTCCTCGTCTTCGACGACCTCGCCTTCGGCCAGCGCCGCGCGGACTGCTTCGCTCGGCGTACCCATCAGCGCTTGCTCTCGGCGTCGAGGGCCTTCTGCGTTGCCGCGGCCTGCTCTTTGAGGCATTTCAGCGCCGCCTTGTGGCGGGGCCGATCGGCCTTGATCTCCTGCGCCTCGACGAGCGTGCGGGCGTCACTCTCGGCACGCCACTTCCTGTCCTGCGCTGTCATCGCCGGTACTCCGGCCATCGGTCACCTCCGGGCACAAAAAAGCCCGCTCGCGGCGGGCTTCGGTTCGGCGGGGGACTCTCGTCGCCCGTCTACAGGTGGAGAGGAAGGGCTACCAGCCCTCCGTCCCCGCTTCCGGTTCTACGGTCTCCGGGCGCTCCTCGCCCTCGCCGAGCAGCCACTTCACCTCCGCGATCCGGCCGCGGAGTTTCTCGGTGCGCTCCGGCGAGAGGCTCGCGTCGTTGCGCTCGCGGTGCTCGGCGAGACGCGCCTCGAGCGCCGCGCGGATGCGCTCCCAGATCTGGGACTGGCGATCGGCGTCGCCCAGGATGCTCAAGGGTTGATCGCTCCGTGATACGAGCACGTGCGGCGCCCCGTCGGCTTGAAAGCCGACCGTCTCGGGGTCGCCCAGATCACGGCGTCGGGCAGTACGTCTCCGTAGGATTCATCCCACGTTTCGATCTTGACCGACACAGGGCAGCCATCGAAGGCGATGTTCGCCGCCCGCAACGCGACGTCGAGCCCGGCAGGGATTTGGGAATTGGTCATCCGACCGACGTAGATGTGCCGATCTGTAACCACGAGCCTCACGAGTCGAGCACCCCCTTCATCTCGACGCGGAACCATGCGTCGCCGGTCTCGCTCGCGGGGTCTTTCGCGATGGTCTGCTCGTCAGCGAGCCGGCCGAGCACGTCGGGGTGGCGCAGCCACGCCGGCACGTCCTCGGGGAGCACCGGCGTCCACTCGTCGGTCATCGGGTCGTCGCCGTCGCAGCGCCAGACGACGAACGTCGCGAACCGGACCTCCTTCTTGCCGGGCGAGACGATCTCGCGGGCGCCGGGGACCAGCAGCTTCGGGGCTGCGTCGCTCATGCGTCCTCTTCCTCCTCGGCCTCGCGGGCCGCGACGAACTCCGCCGCCCACTCGTCGGCGCGCTCCGAACGAAACTGCGCGAGCAGGGCACCGTCTTCACCGAAGACCTGCGCAGTCGGGAAGCCGTCGTTCATCTCGCCGGCGATCTCGTAGCGGGTCATCCGATCCATCCTTCGCGGGTGTGAATCTCGGAGAGTCCACGGTCATCGACCCGGTGGTATGGCTCGTGTTCGCCGTGTCGCATCGGCCCGCATGTGGGCCGGCCATCCGGCCAGTCCCAATGGGCGGATGACTTCGGATCCCCAGCCAGGATGTCCCGGTTGGCGGTCGCGACCTCCGCGCCACACTCCGGGCACACGATCACGGTGCCGGCCGGGTACTTGACGCGAGCCCGTAGCGACTCCGCAACAGCTTCGGTCTCCGCTCGGTCTTCCCGTAGATGCTCGGGGACGCCGATGTAGCGCCAGCACGCGGCGAGCGCGCGCCCGATGGCCCGAATCCACTTCATGCCTGGAACCCCTCCCCGTTGGCCGCGCGCCCCGGCGGCTCGGCTGCGGCCGGCGCGACCTGCGGCGCGGGCTTCGGCGTGAACGCGAGCTCCTTCTGCGTGCGCAGCGTCAGCATGACCTTCCCGAGCATCGCCCGGATGTCGTCGACGTGCATCCGCTCCTCGCCGGCCGCGCGCGCACCGTCGAGCTCCGCCTCGAACTGCATGACCGCCGCGTCGAACGCCCGCTCCTTGTCGCCCTCCGCGGCCTTCGCCGCAGACTGGATTTGCGCGATGCGCTCGCGCACCTTGTGGCCGAACTCGTCGACCCGCGCCCGGACCTCGGCAACGGCGAGCGTCTGGTCCTGCGGCCCCTCGGCGAGCTTCGCGACGATCTGCCGCCACTCCTCGTCGTCGTACTCGACCCGCGAGGTATCGAGGCGCTGGCTCTTCAAGAACTCGTACATGATCTTCTTCGGGTCGACGCCGTAGGCGGGGTTGAGCACCACGCCGAGCAGCGGCCCGAGCGCCTGGCCCTGCAGCTCGCGCTCGACCAGCGCGCTCGACCCCTGCGCGTTGACCGTGAAGTCTCCCCGCTCGTCGTCCTCGCCGTAGGCCAGCACCCAGCGATACCACCGGCGAAGGTGCGGCTCGGTGAGCAGATCGTCGAACAGCCGGGCGATGCGCCGCAGCACGGTGCCTGCGTTGTTCGAGAGCATCTGCATTCCGCCGAGGGTGTCCGGGGCCTTCTGCCCCATCTGCCCCTGCAGGATCATCGGGAGGCCCGTCACGTCCTCGGCGAACTTCAACCCAAGCTGGATGATCGCCATGAGATCCTGCACGTACATCTCGACCGTGATGAACGAGATCGCCTTGCGGATGTCCTCGAGATCCGCGTCCGAGCCGGTGCCCTCCCAGATCTTCCACCCCCTGATCTCGGCGACCCCGTTTGCCGGGCGCACGAGGTTCGGGTTGTAGTAGAGCATCGGGCCGCTCGCGCGCCCGGCGTTGTCCATCAGCATCCGCACCGCGCCGTTGACCATGCGCTGCGCCGTGCGGATGAGTCGCGCGATCCCCTGGCCCCACGGCAGGCCGGCGCGCTTCTTCCAGACCATGATGTCGTAGGGAAAGCTGCCGTCGTCGAGCGGGTTGAGCGCGGCCTTGATGACCCGGTTGTTGACGATCTCGAGCACGGCGCTCGCGAAGTCCGGCACGTCGACGGGCGGCGGCTCCTCGTCCGGGCCGTGCTCCCCGTCTCCCCACTGCGCATCGCGCTCGGCGGTCATCTCCGCCTCGAGGTCGAAGCCCGCGGCCTCGAGATCCTCGCGCCGCACCCGCCCGTGGTAGTACCAGATCTCGAAGAGATGGTCGGAGTCGCCTTTCGTCAGATCCGTCGGGTCCGGGCGCCCGGGCTTTTCCTTCGTCGCCTTGAACGGGCCCTCGTCGATGATCAGCCGGATCTGCTCGTCGAGGTAGCCGCCCTCACCGCCGCGCAAGTCCTCGAGCTGCTTGCGGGTGATGTCGTCGCGCTCCCAGATACACCCACCGTTGTGGATGTCCTCGCCGCAGTTGGCCTCGGGAAACAAGTTCCAGACGTCGATTCGCCGCGAGGTCGGCTCGACCACCGGCTTGAACTCGAGCCGGCCGTCGACGTAGGACGCGCGCTTCGTCTTCTCCGGGTACGGCCCCTTGAGCGCCCCGGACCCGATCCGCGAAGTGTCCTCGATGACCTCGCGCACGTGCCGGTGGTACTGGCATTGCACGTGCCAGTCCTCGATACGCTCCTGCGCCCGCTCGGCCTTGTCGCGGGCCTCCTCGAGCTCGTCGGTCGCGAGCGCGATCATCCGCTCGGCTTCGGCCCGGCGCATGTCCGGGTCCGCGCCGAACTTCGCGTCGAGCTCGCGGCGCATCGGCGGCGGCACGTCGCCACCCTCGAGCGTGAGCAGATCCGGGATGGGCGTCGGCTCGATCTTCCACCCGCGATCGTCGGTCGGCAGCAGCATGTCGCCGACCCGCGCGGCCGAGGCGTCGACGTAGGGCCCGGTGATGTTGAGGAACACCGTCGAGCTCGGCGCGCGGCTCACATCGCGAGGCACCTCCCGGTACGGGGGCTTGCCGGTGCGGTTGCCGCGCTGCTCGGACCGGTTCTGGTCGTCGACGCCCTCGTAGAACTCCTGGTCCTCGCGCCAGATCTCCTCGATGCCGGTCTGCTCGCGGAACAGGCGGCGCGCGGCCTCGCCGGCGGGCTCCTTCTCCTTGCCCGTGCCGCCGACCAACAGCCACTGTCCCGCCCACTGGGGTATGGCGCCGTAGACCACCTCCTTGCCGTCGACCAGGCGCTGGATCAGTTGCCGTTGGGCGAGAAGCATCTGGGTGCCCTCGTCGCTCTCGGCGTAAGGCAGAACGAAGTAGTAGGCGGTCGCCATCCCGCGCTCCTCCCGGCCATGAGGCTCCCCTCACGCTAACGACGGGCGACGCCGGGTTCTGTGAAACAGCGGGGCGGCCGGTTCACAGCGCGCGTCCCGCGCCGTCTTAGTGTTGAGCACAGTCAGGATTGAG